TCTATTGATATTAAATGGCTGACTAACCCAGGTTCAGATGCTGACCCTGCGGCTTATGTCAATGCTGCTTCAATGGAAGGTAGGATGCAGGTAATTGGAACTGCTTATGCAGAAGGTTCTGGTGCTCCAGATACTTTCTCTCAAGAGCTTGACCATGATTATGGATATACTCAAATCTTTAAGACAGCTTGTGAGATGTCAAATACTGCAAGGGCAACAGTTTACAAGGGTTATGCTGATGAATGGCAAAGGATATGGAATTTAAAACTACGCGAACATAAGGTTGATATTGAACGTGCAATGTTGTTTGGTCAGCGTGCGTCTTCTGGAGGTATTAATTACACCGAAGGCATAGCTGGTCATATTATTGCTAACGGACAATCTCAAACTGCTGCTGATAGTACGCAATTAGTTTATACTGAAGGTCAAGCATACTTGAAAACAGTTGCTGCTGCAAGTTTAACATATGATGTTTTGCTTCGAGACTTAGAGGTTGTTTTTGACCCAGCTAGAGGTGGAAGCACAGTTAAGCTTGCTTTGTGTAGTTTACCTGTTATTTCTCTTTTTAATAAGTTAGGTGATGGCGTTGGATTCATTGGTGATACATTGAGTAGCAAGGCTCCATATAACTTTGAGAGAAGTCAGGGTTCATTCGGTCATAAGATAATGAAGATTGAAACCGTTCATGGTGATTTATCACTAGTAAGAGAGCCTTTATTTAGAGGCTTGTCTAGTGAATTTTGCTGTATGGTTGACCTTGACCATGTATCTTATCGTCCTCTTGTTGGTAATGGTGTAAATCGTGACACCTCAATAGAAACTAATGTACAGGCAGCTGATGAAGACTTGCGTAAGGATTTAATTCTTACAGAAGCAGGTCTTGAGGTTTCATTACCTGAAACTCATGCGTTGTTTGTCTTTGAAGAGGCGGTGGCATAATGAGAAGTGACTATTTGAATAACAATAGTAGTGCAAGTAGTGTAGGTCTTAATGCCAAGTTTGAAGAAATATCTGCAGCTAGGACATTAGATTCTGCTGACTCAGGAAAAGTATTTGGAGTAAATCAAGCTAGTGCTTATGAAATTACTCTTCCTAAAGCCAGTGAAGTTGACCAAGGTTGGAATGCTAAGTTTATATTAACTGTTGTTGCAGCTAATGCTGTAACAATAGCTAATAATACGGATGAAGATACCATAGTTGGATACACATCAGGTGGAGATGGTGGTTCAGGTTCTTCCACAGATTCAACAGCAGTTGATGAGATTGTATTCATTAGTGGTGCTCAACTTGGTGATTGTGTTGAACTCTTTTGTGATGGAAGCTATTTTCATGCAAAAGCGACAGCACATGATGTAGCACACATTACTATAAGCTAATCCGAATAAATAAGGATTAACAGTTTTAGGATACTGTTGGGGATGTCGATAAAGGGCATTCCCAAAAATCCAATTAGGTGGTTGCGAGGTCAAACTCTCTTCCACCTCTATGAGAATCTCAGGAATATGCAGTAAACATGGCTACTATAAGGGTGGAAAATGCTCCGAATGTATCGTGAACAATAAATCTGTCCCATATGTATTCATGAGAACTGAACGTGGGTATAGAACTGATATGGAATTTAGTACTACAACTGTGGAAAAAGATATTGAGGGTATAAATAGGAGAAATAATGGCTAATGAATTAAGATTGCAAGTAGACCTTAGATATAATAAAAATGGTCGCATTATAGAAGAAAAAGAGTCTATCTGGGTTGATGTTGCAGGAGATAATGTTATTCGCAATATTCAAGAAGTTGGTACATCAGAAGAGGCATTGCAATCTATAGATGGCGGTACGCAGGGCTATCTTCTTATTAAGAATCTAGATAGTACTAATTATGTAGAGGTTGGACTGACTGGGGAGTATACTGCTAAATTGAAAGCAGGTGAGATTGCACTATTTCGATGTGCTGGTACTGTTTTTGCTAGAGCTAATACAGCAGCTTGTGATGTGGACTATATTTTAATTGAACTGTAAGAAGAGGAAATAATGGCGACTTTTGAAGCACAGGTAGAAGGACTAACAAGTCTTTCGATAGATGGCAGTAGTGCTCCCACTCAAACAGAATTGACGCAGTTTCTTACAGATGGCGCTAAGGAAGTTATAAATCTGTTGCCAGAGGGTCTTCTACCATTGTGTACATCTTCAGTTGGTTTTACTTCTGGTTCAGCAAGTACGCTGAATACTGGTAAGGTTCTTCATGTATTAAGAAGTGATGGCGATATTAGTCAACCATGTCGCAGTATTCCAGCTATATATAAGGGGAAATATTCTGACCCTGACGATATGAACTACGCTACTGTTACAGACCCTGTGTTTTATGTTGAAAACAATACAATTGATGTTTTACCTGCTGGCGGTTCATGTACATATTCAGAAGTACAGTATCCATCTGTAGCCTATGGGGATTCGGCAATATCGGTATTCCCAGATGAAGCTGAGTATTTAGTACCTTTATATGCATCTGTAAAAGCATTGCAGAATGCTATGGGAAATAAAACTTCTGATTTGCCGAGCGATATTTCATTTCCGTCTATTCCTGTAACGCCGGCAGACCCATCTTTTGATGCTGGAGCCATAAGTGTAAGTTCTTCTGCTCCAACATATACAAAAGTATCATTAGTTTTACCAGCAGCTCCTACAATATCTAATCTAAGTATTGATTCTGTTTTACCAGTAGCTCCATCAGCTCCTAGTTTTGATACTGGAGCCATAAGTATAAGCTCATCAGCTCCTACTTATACAAAAACTTCATTAGTTTTATCAACTGCTCCTACAATATCTGATTTGAATATTAATTCTGTTTTGCCTTCATCTCCGGCAGCGCCCAGTTTTGACGCTGGAGCAATAAGTGTTAGTTCTTCAGCTCCTACGTATACAAAACCTGCTCTTGTTTTAGAAACAGCTCCTTCAATATCTGATTTAAGTATAAAAGCTATTCAACCTACATCACCATCAACTCCCAGTTTTTCTACACCAACTATATCGGCTATTACTGTTTCAGATACTACAGTTGGTACTATGCCTACTGTTTCTAATATTGGAGTAGGGCCTACATATACAAAACCAACATTGACATCAAGAGTATCATTTAATACTTTTTTTGAAGATGGGTCTGAGAATCCTTTTGATGATAGTGACCCGGGCGTTTTTAGCATATCTTTTGTGGCTCCAGTTCCTCCATCTGCTCCTAGTTTTACAACTCCAGATGTAAGTTCTATTACATTATCAAATTTAGGTGTTCCACCAACATATACATCACCATCAGTTACAGGGAACGCTGGTTTAACTGGAATGGAAGCTGGTACAATAGCAGATGCGACTGACCAAATAGAATTTGATACATGGTGGGATACTCTTGGAGATATGATAGAAACTAATGAAGATATTGAATTAGCATCATCACAACTGCAAAAAATTAATTCTTATATTAATGCTTTTCAAGCTGAAACTCAAGATGCATTAAATGTATTTAATGATGCTAATGCTGAATATCAAGGCAGGTTACAGGAAGCTATACAACAAGCTCAAATTAATGCTCAAGAAGCTCAACAAGAAGCAAATTTAAAACTTCAAAAAGAAAACCAAGAATATTCTGCTAAACTTCAGAAGTTTGCCGCTGAGGTTAATAAGTATCAAGCTGAGATTGGCGATGAAGTACAACAATATTCTAAAAAATTAGAAAGATATCAATTAGAAGTAAGTAATGTGTATAAAGCTTGGGAAAAAACAGAGTCAGATAGTTTACAGCAATATCAAATTGATATTCAAAATGAGTTAAATGAATTCAATAAAGAAAATGCTAATTATCAGGTAAAATTGCAAGAAGCCATTCAGCAAGCTCAGATAGATAAAGAAAAAGTTACGCAACAGGCTCAAATATCTTCACAAACTAAGCTTACTCAATCTCAATTAGATGCTCAGGACGCTCAGCAGGAAGCAACTTTAAAATTACAAAAAGAATATCAAGAATATCAATCTAAGTTGAATAAATATTCCAATGAAGTTCAGCTGTATCAAGCTCAAGTCAATAAAGAAGTTCAGGAATATCAAAAAAATCTCGATGCAGATTTAAGAACTTGGGAAGCTGGTAGACAAACTGATATACAGAAATATTCATCTGATATACAGAATGAGTTGAACGAATTCAATAAGGAGCAGATTGTATTCCAAAATGAACTACAAGAAAAAATACAAGAAGCCACAAATCAACAGACCAAAGATTCTGCTGAATATGGCGCTAAGTTGCAGAAGTATGGCAGTGAAATACAATCTTATCAGGCCCAAATAAATAAAGAAGTGCAGGCATATCAACAAAATTTAGAGGGCGACTTAAGGGTATGGCAGGCTGAAAGACAGACTGATATACAAAAATATTCTGGTGATATTCAAGATGAATTAAATGAGTTTAATAAAGAGCAAACTGTATTTCAGAATGAATTGCAAGAAAAGATACAGGAGGCTACAAACCAGCAGACTAAAGATTCGGCAGAGTATTCCGCTAAACTTCAAAAATATTCAGCTGAGATTCAAGTATATCAAGCAACGATTAATAAAGAAGTACAACAATATCAACAAAATCTTGCTGGTGATTTGCAGGTATGGCAAGCTGAGAGGAGCACAGATTTACAAAAGTATGCAAGTGATATTCAGAATGAGTTAAATGAATTCAATAAGGAACAGACTGTATTTCAAAATGAGTTACAGGAGAAAGTGCAGGAAGCTCAAAATCAACAAACTAAAGATTCTTCTGAGTATGGAGCAAAGTTGCAGAAATATTCATCTGAAGTACAATCATATTCAGCTGAGGTTAATGAAAAAATACAAGATTTTAGTACAAAATTACAAAAACATTCAACGGATTATCAGTGGCTTCAAAGTCAATATGCTCAATTAAAATCTGATTATAGCGTTGGATTACAAATATTAGGTGGCGGCGGAGT